CGCCCGGCTCGAATATCTCGGGCATGGGAAATTCCATCGAGCCGTTCTCGCGGTAGGCGCGGAACTTGGCTTGCTCAACTCCGAAGAAACATTTGCGCGTGCGCCAGTGCCAGATTGCTTTCTTGAGCGGGAGCAGACGGTCAGCGCCGATGCGGGAGTTGGCTTGCCAACCCTGGCAGCAAATGAGAACGGCAGAGGCTAAATCTGTTGGCTTGGGGACGCCACCGACAACCAGCGGATTCGACTCACGAATCAGCAGTAATTCGTGGCCGAGTGAGTAAGGCTCAAGTAACAGGCCGAGAACCGCTACGCGCTCTGGCCGTGCTGCATGAGCGAGCGCGGTTTCATGCATGGCCTTACGAGGCAACCTCAACTAGGTTTTGAGCGGATTTGAGCAGGAACGTTCCGGCAACCTGGCCCGCGGGCGTAATCGTGATCTTGGTCACGTCAGCGCCGAACGGATTCGCAACCGGGCCATTCACCCAATAGACGAATGGTATGTTGGCCGCCAGCGTAAACGTGGAACCTTGCGAGTCGCCGTTCCAGCCAGTGACGGAGCACGCCACATCGGCTAGCAATGCCATTGATTGCAGTTTGGCCGTTGTCGCAACGAAATCAACCGTCGTGGTGGTGTTAGGCGTTAGATCAATTGGGCCGACGTTCACCTCGGTGTCGGCCACAATCGGAATCTCTCCGAAACAGGACGAGCCCGGAGTGACGTAGCCTGTTAAAATCTTGTGTGTAATTTCGGTGGCCATAATTATCCAGTGATCGTCGTTGTCAGGCTGGCGTTTTGGGTAGCGTCATCCCACTTGTTCAGCTTGATGCTCATCTTGCCCGTGCCCTGCAAGAGCTTGATGGTGGCATCGCCGACATAGACCCAATCCCCGTTGAAGGGCGAAGTGCCGTCAACGATGGACGTGCCGACCTTGAAGTGTGAGATTGTCACCTTGGCGAGCGGGCGAAGAAAATAGACGTTGCCAGAAGCCGCGGCGAGCGCGCGAGTGGCTCCGGAGGGCGCCCAGGTCACGTCCAACTCGATGTATGGATCGGTGGCAACGAGAGACTTGGTGGCGCGCATCTCATCCTTGATACGGTCCAGCTCGAACTTGTGGCCCGCATCGGCGGTTTCGAGAATGAATGAAATGTAGCCGGACAGTGCGATCGCCGTCCCATCATTGGCGATGCCATGCACAAGCGCCGTTCCGTTTTGCACTTCTTGAGGCATATGTGTTCCTACTTGGTTGCGTGAGTCAACTCACATTAGATCCGCAGCAAATCGCATCGAACATCAAGACTTCTTCCCAGTCGCATCCCTCGGCCTCGGCGGTGCCCTCGCCCTCGCCCTGCTCATACCATGCTTGGACCGTGAAGTCTGCCAGGTCCGCATTGCCGGTGGGGTCTGCAACCGCCAGGGCGCGTCCGGCGTCCGTAATCGCATCGGCGGTCGCCTGGAAACTCTGGCCATCCCCTACCAGCAGGGCGTCATAGGTCGCTGCGCAACGGGCATCGAACGCCTGGCGCGCCGCGTCGAGGCCCTCGCCGGGAGTCGCCTTAGACGCCGTGCCCTTGATGCTGATATGGACCGTTATGCGCCGGACGGCCGCAAACTGGACCTCTGGCCGGCTAATGGCCGGTATGACTTCGGTGCAGGGATAGCCCTTCGGTTGCCGACTCCGGGCCGGTGAAATGTCGGCGGCGGTCCCTGCGCCTTGCTCAATTAGGTAGGCCACGATTGCCCGCGCGAGCTTTGAGCGGAGGATGTTATAAGGCGCGCTCATGACAGCATCGGGTTTATTTCCCGCGCGATTGCCGCGTCCATCTTCGCCAGCGCGTGTCGCATTTGCGAATCTCCCTCGCGGTCAAGTGCGGCCTGGAATGGCGGGAGCGCGTATGTCATTAGCGCGCGGTTGGCGGATTCTTTTTTGCTGCCTTTTTTCGGCGGCAGTCCGTAATATTGGCCGGTGCCCCCGATATTGTTCTCAATCATTGCAGATGGTTCGTAGCCTTCCATCGCCGGGATGGCGTTGCCCAAGCCGCGCCCGCCGATGCCCCGCACGCCAATACCATGCGCGCGCACAAATCCGCGCAATTTTTCAATCGCATCGGTCCAACCGGATGCGAGGTAATGAGTGGATTTGTGGCGAGATTTGATTAGCTTGTCGATGTAGTATGCCATCTTCTGCGCACCGAGCGCGCGAGAGATTCCCTTGAACGGCGAGGCGAATAATGGCCAACCCTTGGCGAGGTAAACGCCCGCACCACTGCGCTTTTGCAAAATCAGTGCCGCGAGCGGAATGGGCTTGCCTTTGACAACGACGTTAGATAGCGCAGAGAACATCTTTCTGCCCTTTAACGGCTTGCCCCGCACGCCCATAACCGGGGCGACTTTAGCGGCAAGTTCGCTGTCAATCCTATCTATCGTTACAAATGGCGTCGTGCGCTGCGCGTCAACGGCCACGAAGTAGGCCGCAGAGTTGCATACGTCTCTGGCCTCGCGCTTGCTCATCTTAATCGCGGCCTCAATGCCTCGATTCAGCCTCGACGCGTCCACGGTGCATGTAAGCGCAATCCCGCTCATGCATTCTGAACTAAGCTGTTGCAGTCTACGGTGACAATCAATCCGCCAGGGTGAAGCGTGACCGCATCCGCCTTGTAATTGTCGCCAAGATATGCCAGCGCACTCTGTAACAAATCGGATTTGAGTTGCGATGGTTGGCCCTCGTATTCCGCCCCGAAGTCAGCAACATGCGCAGCGAACCGAAAGTCTGCATTCAACTGAAATCCGCCAGCAGACAGGTCCGCGCGCCGCATGGCGCTACCGGGAATGATTGGCACGTCTCTGCCGTTCCAGGATATCGACGGGCATTGCGTTGCCAGTCTGGCCTGTAGGCCGGCCAGCGCGGCGGAATGATGCCCGTAGTAGTCCATGAAACAAGCGGCCCGGTTGGCGCAGACCTTAACGCCAACCGGGCCAAGCGCCTCGGGTTTTAGTAGAATCGAGTTACTTCGCGGCCTTCGCCATGAGTGCCGTGAGCTGCGCGATCAGCGCGGAGCCGTCTGCGGCAGCGTTCCGCCTGGCGGCCTCTTCCTCGCGCCGTTTGTCCTGGGCGATGTCGTCCTGCACGGCTTTGACGGCCTTCGCATCGGTGGCGTCGGCAACGCTGCCGGACAGAATCAGCGTGGCCACGAGCATCTGATCGCGCTTGGACAGATCGCCCAGCGCGTCGGCCTTGCCGATGCTGAACGTTGTGCCTTTATGCACATGCCCTGGGTGTTTCAGCCCTTGCGGATCAACCACGTCCACCAACTCGGCAACGCGGGCGAAGTCTTTTTTGGCGATGAATTTCATTGTGATTGGAGATTTGCTGATTGTTCAGAACGTGGACTTAGTGCGCGCGGTCAACACCGCCGCCGTGACGCCGTTCGTAGCCGTGCCGCCCCACACGACGCGCACGTATCGCGGCAAAAGGGCCGTATCAATGCCAAGCGTCTGGATGTAGCTCGCGTTGCTATCACCATTGGGCGCAGTGTTGGCAGTCAGCGTCCATGCGCCGGTCCCGGTGAAGGCCACGGGCGACAAATACACGGTAGAGAATCCGGCGGTCGAGGCCGTCGGCGTCGTGCTTGTGCCGGGCATGTTGACAAGATTCGTTCCCCAGTTGGTCGAACTGGGATAGTAGTAGTTGGTGTAGATCGTCGTGGTCGGAATGGCCTTGGCGTAGTTGGTCAGACTCCACCAGTTCGTTGTGTCGGCAGAGCCATACAAGGTGGCGGTAATGGTGCCGGTGCCCACGGTATAGGCCGTGAAGTCCACCTTGGCCATGCCAACGACCATGTGCAAATCCAACCATGTGTTCGTTGAGGCAGCCGCGGCGTAGGCCGTCGGCGCGCCAAGCACGAACGTCCGCGGCGTCATGAACATGTCGTATCCAGGCTGAGCTTCGGCGGGAACGAGAAGCGCGAAGAGCGCGAGGATGACAATCGCAATCGAAAGGAGTTGTTTCATATTCGTAGTCAGAGTGTGAACTGTGCGCGTGCGATGGGTTACTGCGCCCCCGAGTCGGCGCTGAGACAGAAGGCTTGCGGATGCCTGAGCGCGTAGTCGCCCCAGGTGTTCATCGTCAGGACAACCTCAGCCTGGCCCGCCTTCGTATATTGATCCACGACGATATTGATGCCGCCCCATACGGCATGAATGAGGTGGGTAAAGGCGCCCGCCAGCACTTGGTCGTTGGGCACCTGGTTGGACGCGATGGCTAGGCACCCGCATACGCGGCCTTCGCCAGCCGCCTCGCCTTCGCTGGGCTTCCAGACCGCATTCTGCGCGCCGCCCACGGTGGTAGCACCCGTGAGGGCTTCAGCCACGCCGGCCAGGCTGCCCTCAGTGGCGGGCGTAGAGACATAGGCGATGTCATCGAGCACGTTGGCCCTACGGATCGCCGTCCGCATCGAAATCAACTTGATGTAGGTCGGGGTAGTGCCGAAGATGACGCTCCCAATGCCGGGCGTATTCATGACGCCCAGCGGTTCGCCCTGGGCTCCGACGCCGTTCAGGCCCAGCCGGTCCCATTGGAGCGCAATGACCTTGAGCATGTCGTCCCGCATGAACGCCTCGGCGTCAGGCGCCGATTGCATGATGAACTGATGCGAGTAGGTCTGAGTCGCGCCTACCCGGTGCGGATTGAGCGCGATCTGGCCGAGGATCTGTTGGCTCGCGGTGAGCGCCTGGATTTCGGTCACGACGTAGGCCGTGGCCGTGGCCTCCTGCCGCGGGATGACAATGTTACCCTGCAGCCCGGCCATGCGCCGGATGCCAAGCCGGTCGAGGACAGACATGTTGCGCAACACCTCGATGATGGGAGTCACCAACTGAGTCGGGACGAATGCGCCGCCAGTCGGGAACACCGTCGCCTGCATGTCACGCGTAAGCCGCTGATTGCGCCAACTGCGCACGCCGCGCAGCGGAGCGTCGGGCGGAACCTGGAAGCCGGCCTCCATGTCGGCGTGCGCGAATCCGCCATTGGCGTTGGCCTTCCTAACCATCTCTTGATGCACCTCGCCCTCGACGCCCTCGGGCACGGGGGACTTCCCTTCCATCTTGCGCTTCACCGCCGACTGAATCCCGCGCATCAGGTTATACGCCCCCGGATTGTCGGTGCAATCGGCCAGGGTCACGGGCTTGGCCTCTTTGGCGTCAAGCACCTCCTTCATGGCCCGGATCTGGAAATCGCCGACGCTGGTATCGTTGGCCAGGCATTCGCTAACGATGCTGCGGATCGTATCGGCCATCTTGCCGCCGTTGCGTTTGCCGTGGTCTTTAATCAGGAGATCCGCGGCGGTTGTAATTGCCGCAATGCGCTTGCGGTCGTTGGCGACGGCAGCGGAGCGCACATTGGCTTCGTCAAGGGCGGGAGTGGTGTCCGGCATAACAATTAGCGTTTCGGTTTTCTTGTCCGTAGATGGCGCGGAGTCAACTTGCGGCAGAAGCTCATAGCTTCGCGCTACTCCGATAGTGGGGTCTTTTGGGATTGCTACACTGGATAGCTCAAGACCGCGCCAGGCGAATCTCTTGGCCTTTCGGCCATTGGGCAGCGTTTCGTCGCCGAGAAATCGAGTATATTGATAGCCGGCGGAAATGTGAGTCCGTATTCCGTCTGCCATTTGGCCGAAACGCTTAACGGCCATTTCGTCATTGCCCATGCGCACAATGGCGACGCCCTTGCGGTCTGCGATCTCGGCCTTTTCTACCACACCAAGCTGCGCCGAATCTTCGTGCTCGTCCAGGAACGCCCCGCGATTGTTGAGCAATGACAGGTCAACGCTTCCGGGTGAGTGGTCGAGGATCTCGATATAGAAGTCGCCAGCGGACAGACCGGCGGAGCGCATTACTGGAGCCGGCGTTCCGTCTCCCGCACGTTGTATGGCCGGATATTCAGACGAAAACGACAGCGGCAGGGTCTTGGCCTGACGGTCAATCTTCGCGGCATCCAGTTCAATGAACCGGAATATGCGGTCTGGCTTTTCAGTCGCCATCGTAGTAGTCGCGGAGTCAACTCGTGCGCTTGCGGATTCGTTGGCGCACGCAACGCAGCAAGCTGGCGCGCGGCTTCATTGCCTTGCGGCCCCGGCAACCGCACGCCCCGGCATCCGCTACCGGCATGAGTATAGCCGGGAAGCTATCGAGTAAGGCGCGCTTCGGCCTTGCCGCGCTCCGGGTATTCGCGCTCGGGCCGGCCCTTGGCATCACGCGGGCTTGGCTTTGGGGGCTTGCTCTTCGGTTTCATCTTCAATGATTCCATCGGTGAGGATTATTGGCGGCTTGGCCTTGCCAAACATGCCGGCGATGTATTGCTGCTCTGGCACATCCGCGCATTCCGCAATGATCAACTTCGCCAGCTTGTCATCTGCATGTCCGGTGTCGAGGAAGTAGCGCAAGTGCGGGCCGGCAGATTCGCGCAAGTCCGCAATGCCGCCGCATGACGCGAAATCGCCAAGGTATCCAGTCTTGTCTGCAACAAAGTAGCTCATTTGAGTAGCGTTTTCAACTCTTCAAGCCCTGACAGTTTGCGCATTTGCGACAAGCGGAAGCTTCCGAGTCCGCGCTTGTAATACCACGTTGTTTGGCCCCCACGCCGGTCACACACGACGGTATGCGTTTTTATCTTGAGCGCACGCGCCTCTTTCACCTTGCGGGCAAGCGACTCTTTGTGCATCGTGATTTTCGGATTCTTCGCCTCAATCACAGTCTTGATCTCGATGCCGTGCTTTTCGTGTAGCACGTCGAATGGCTTGTTGTCGGGAGTCTTAACGCCGCCGATTGCTTCTGCCACTCTATCTTCGCTTTCGGATGCGATTTTCTCTTTCAGCTTAGTCATCGGCTTATAGCTGGCCTTTGCCAATGCCTGCTTGTCTTTGTCGGGAGCTTCGCCCCCACCGCCAGCAGACGTGAATTCTCCACCGCCCGGCCCTCCTGCAACGTGATTCGGATTAAACCTTTGCATCGGTTTCATCCGTTGGCCCGGCCAGGTCCATTTCCCCGCTCTGCGGCTCGCCACTCTCGCCTTGCTTTTGTTCTCCGCCTGATTGTTGCCCCGGTTTGGCAGTCGCGTCGAATTCCGGCAATCCGTGCGACTCGTCAGTCTCGATGTCGCTCGCAAGCTCAGATGCAACCTGTTCGTAGTCTCCGCCACGCTCGCTCTCTGCTATGATGCGGTCACGGCTGGTGAGACGCATCTGCAATTGTAGCGCGTCCGCTTGTGCATCTTGGAGCGGCTGAATGTATGGCCAACGGCGCCCGTGGAAGATGGCGGCTTGGCGCAACTCTTCGTAATCAGCAAGCGAGCATCCCGCAATTTGATTCAAGCTTAGCGCGCTCTTGAGCCATTCATTGAAGTGCGGGCGTCGGTAATTGTCAATGAAATGCCGTTGCAGAACCTTGCAGGAATCGTGGAAGGCTTCTAGCCCGATGCGCCCGCTTGAGAAATTGACGGCTTCCAGGTCTTGCCCAACGATAAAGTAAGGCACGCCCGCACCCGCGCACGCCGCGCGCAGATTGTCCTTCTTGAAGCCCGCTGCCGCCTCGATGGGGAATTTCGGATCAACCAGCATCGGCTTTTGGCCCCAGGGTAGTATCTCGCCGGTCCCCGGCTCGGATTGCGCAACCTTGTCGCCTTCGCCCTCATTGCCGATGCCCTGCTCGTCCATCGTGCGCGATAGTTGCGCCTTAATGAAGTCGGGCACGTATTCTGCCGCCGACGGAAACTCTTGAATGATAAAGAATGGCTTGCAGCTTGCCCAAATCGCGGCGGTAACGTGGGCAAGGTCGAACTGATCGATCCGGTGCAACCTCTGTATGATGCTCGCCAATCGGCTGACTGCCGCAACCTGCTCGGCGCGAGTGCGGAGGTCAAATAGAACGATGGCGTCTTCCGCTGGAACAAACTCGCGTTGCTTATCCCGCATGTTCGCAGTCCAGAAGATCGCGCCGGGGTGTTTGCTCAGCAACCAGTATCCGACCACGCCGTCGAATTCATCCATTTCGACAGACATTTTGATGTCGTTTCCGGTCTTGGCGTTTCTGCCATTGAAATAGTGGTCGAGGCGATCAATCTCCAACGGCTGGACGGCGTAGCCGAATTTGTTTTGCTTGTAGGCGCGCCGATGTCGCGCGATAACGCCGCCGTCACGAATCATCGAAGTGATAGCCTGTAGGTCTAGCTCAAGCCTCGACATGTCGCGTCGCGTCGTGCAATTCTCTTTCAATCCGGCCTCGCGCCAGGCATCTTCCACCGCGCGGTTCTTATCGGCGTTCTTGACCCATTTCTGGCCCACTCGCCGGCCAGCATTCATTTCGAGTCGGAATGGCTCGTCGCCCCCGATATTGGTGCGGAAGGTTTCGAGCATGGCCCACGCGTAAGGATTATCCCTATCGAGCGTGCGAGCGCGTGATCGAGTGGGCATCTGAGACGTGAACACTTCAGCATTCGCGTCCGAGATATTTACTGGGAAGTCGAGATTGAGATTGTTAGAAATCGCCGCCTCATACATGCGGACCATTCTGCGGTTCATGGCCCGAAAGATGGCAGCATCGCGCGGTAGGATGCGCGAAGATCGAATAGCTGCGCCGGTTATGTGGCGTGCGGACTTTGTGAATGGCCAGCGCATTTAGAACGGGAACGTCTGATATGGCATGACGCCATAGCCCGTCCCGGAGTTGACGACGTTAATGGTCGTGCGGATTTTATTTCCGGTCGGAAGCCCAGCCTTGGCACGCTCTTTCGCAATCTCTTGTCGGCGCACGCCTTTCCAGTAGCCATGCTCGATGCGCAGTTGCTCCGGCGTCAGGTATTGGAATCGCGTATCGCCGAGTTGCGAGGCGGCCAAATCATCGCCGGCTTTGGCCCGCATCGTCTGCTCAATCTGCGCGAGCATTTGCTGCGCAAAGGTCTGAATTGGGGCATTGCCTGGAGCGGTCTGTAGATTCAGCCGGATGGCGAGCGCGCCGTAGTAGATGGTGAATCGCTGGTCGCCATTGACCGCGTAACCTTCCAGAACGTAGCTGCCGGGCGCCCAGGTCGAGGTGGTCGCCGCCGATACGACGCAAGCATGGTCCGATCCGCTGGCGGTCGAGGTGAAGGATACGGCCTGAGTGCCCCCGCGAAGTTCGTAAAGCAGGGACCATCCCTGATCGGCGGGATAGTCAGCCAACCGCCGATTGAATGCCAGCGTGTCGCCAGCAACGAATTCAATCGGCTCGCGCCATAGAACTTCGCTCACGCAAAGTGAGCAAAGTCAACCGCGGAATCTCATGTAATACTGCCAGGCCAGCTTGCGCAGAGGAATCGTCCAGAGCGTTGGACTCCATTTGTTCGCGCGCCAAACTTGCAAAATGTCCGGCAGGATGTAATGCGCGTTTGCGAAGTAAGACCATCCGGCGTCAATGCACTCGCGGCAACGCATGGAAGCGCGCCGCATGGCAATATGTTCATCAATGCTCGTTGTCTCGACGTGTCCCAGTCGCGGCACGCGCACGTCTGAAATCTGTTGGCAGTGATAGAAGTGCCCCGTTGGCGACAGGCATACCATCCGGTCCATCGTGTTGCATTCGCGTCCGCGCCGCGCAAAGCGTAACGCCTCTTCGCACGTGAGCCAATAGCCCTCGCGCGCATGGCCATAATCTTCTCGAAATAGCCAGGCCGGAAATCTCGGCAGCACTGGATAGCCCAAGCTGCGCGCATATTGCTTCCAATGCCTAAGCTCGCCGAGGCTGTCGGGGTAAACGTGGTAATTGATCTTCACGTTGCGCATTCCTAAATTGTGGCACGCGCGAACGAAATGTTTCACCGCCTCCACGCTTCCGCCGCGATGGTGCTTGGCATAGGTCTCTTGTGTCCAGCCGGATACGCTTACCAGCGTGCAAGACGGCTCGTTCAATGCATAATCCCACAAATCTAGGCGTGGAACATTGCCGTTTGTGAATACTAACACCTCCTTGCAATATTTCTTGGCCACGCGCACAAGCTGTGGCAGTTCGGGATGCAGGAACGGTTCACCGCACCAATAGAGTGGGATGCAGATTATCTTGCGCTGCGCGGCGATGATGTTCAGCCAACGGTCCAGATCCCATGTTCGGATTTGCGGTTGGAGATTGTGGGTTTCACCGCGTCCGGCAGGACACGACGGGCAACGTAGGTTGCATTTCGTCCAGGGGTCAATTTCGACAATGAGAGACTTCATGGTATTAGTTTGCTCGCCAGCCATCCCGATAGCCGAAGCTCTTCGGGCGTTTCACGTCTTGCCAGTGGGCGTAATAGAGGTCCAAGAAAATATCTTTGAGCATCGAGCCTAGCCCGGCGCCCATGATGCGCGCGCCGTGCCAGAGAACGTAGAACACCATGCAGATAAGCAAGATGGGCATGATGATAAGCGCGCGCGCGATTCGGTATATGCGATAGAGATTGTTCATTTGATTTGTGAGAGCAGGAGAATCGAGACGGCGAGGTATGCGCTAATGCCTAGCAGCCATAAGCCCAAGCCCTTCACATCATCCCACGTCCATCGGCTGAATTCGGTGTAGATTTCGTTCAGGCCACAAATCACCGTCGCCCAAAAGGCGATCTTGCACAGCGGCGCCAGGAACGTGAAGAGAAGGCAACCAATGTAACTCGCCGACGGGATCACATCGAGCTCGTGGACGCCAATCCAGTTGAGGTCATTCCAATGGCCGGTGAGCGGTTGGCGTATGGCATCCTGTTGGTGGCATGACATTTGCCAGCCGAGCGGACCGTCGTTGGCCCACAGCATAGCTCCGGGTATGTGAACCCAGCGAATCCACCACTCAAAGGCCACGATAACGGCGATGATAAAGACGGCGCGGTAAAGCTTGCTCATAGGTTAGAATTTGAATCGGTTAAACGGACTTGCGATGCGAATCTTTCGGCGCGACCTGACGTGTTGCACCTTTAGCTCTGGTTGCTTGACCGCTTCCGGGATTGAGATGATCTCGCGCTTGCCGTCTTGCGCGGGTGCGGGAGGATTCGCCTCAGCAATCATCTTCGCAACCTCTTTCCACTTGCGCGCTATCCATTCGTCTTGCCGGCAGACTTCGTAAACGCCGAACGCATAGACCATGCAGTCCAGCGCCTCGTTGCGCGTGCTGCTGCTGTGCTTGACCCAGTGCCATACAACTCCGCCATTCGGTTGCCGCACTGGCATTCTGCGCTCTGAGCAAATCTGCTGAAAGAATCCATCCTCGACCTTGACGGCGCGGCCTTCGGCGTAGAAGAATTTCGGGAAGTGAATGCACCGGGCGCCGGCCTTGTTCGGCAGGCGAGAAAAAATCAGGTTCGACTTGATGTAGTCGGTATTCAGGTTCAGCCTGACGCCCCCAAAGCGTCGCTCTTTGGCATGGGTCGAGACGGCGCCGAGCGCGTCGTCAAACCCCTTGCAACTGAATATATTCGAGAGTCGGTGGCGCGCGGTAAATTTATAGACGGCTTGCACCTTTGTTTGGTGCCCGCTATCTATTGCCCCGGCGCTGGCGGCAATAGGGCCGAGATAGGGATGCTGGAATCGCTTATTCAGCACGAAATCCTCGATGCGCTTTTGCGCATCCGGCATGTCGAAATCGCAAAAGATGACGCGATGGTCGAGACAGAACACCTCTTGATCTGGCCCCCAGCCATAATGAGTAATCTCGACACGATCAGGGTGAACGTCTGCCCCCCAAGCAATCCAGATGACTTGGACCGGCAACTCTGGTCCGTAATCTTCGGCACGGTCATGGATTGTTTCCCAACTGATTTTCTCGTGTGGATCTTCATAGCATTCGTTCAGAAACATGTTTGTCCAGGCCATGATAGAGTCACGGCCCTTCCGTTTGGCTTCCAGAAATTCCTCAGCGAACTTGTGCAAATAGGACGCGTAATTGTCGCCTAGCCCGATGCTGGCGTATAACCCGCTTAGGTGCCGCGAGCGGATGCCGGTGAACGGCGCCGTTGCGCGCCAGTGCGCGCGGAGCGGATTGCCGTTGACAATGACCGCCGGATTGTCCTGGTGCCCGGAGAAATAGGACGCGAGCCGTTGCGCGTCTGTCCATCCGCGGTGGCAGTGTTCGCAGACGTAGATCGCGCGCCTCGTGTCATAGATAGGAAAATCCCCGATATTCCACGTTTGCGCGCTGGCCGCCATCCGTAGAAGGCCAGGAGAGCGGTCTCCATGTCGATTTGCTGCGCTATGCGGCGCAATAATGAGGCCAGTTCCGATAGCAATCTCGGGTTTGGTGTTATTGTCTGTTTGTGTGATGTTTTCATATTCCTCTGCTGTAAACGTGAATTTGAGTTGCTCCCACTTGAGATACTGAAACTCGCCGCAATGCGGGCAGGGCAGGAAATAGTATTGGCGGTCGCCGGACTTGAATCCGTCGTTGATGCGCGAGAAGCCCTCGATGGTTGGCGTCGAGGATTTCAGCTTGATGGCGTCCGGAAAGGTCTTAGCCGCGCGGTCCGCCAGGGCGCACGGGTCGCCTTCCTTCGTGTTCTCATAGGCATCTATCTCGTCTTGGAGCACGACGCCAGCGGAAGTCCCACGGAACGCGCCGCGGGACTTCGCGCCGATAACCGTGAACGTGCCGCCAGGGAACTTGCGCGACAGAGAAGTTGAGTTGCTGTCGCGCCTGCGTGGCTCGGCCAGAAGTCCCTCCATGCATTTCGTTGCTGCGGCCGTCGGGATGAACTTGACGCGCATCCACTCTTGCGCGCGGTCTTTCGTGTCCCGGACCACGATTAGCGACTTGCGCAAGACCGAGATAACGAATTCGCAAATCAGCATCATGCACAAGGTCTTACCGGCATACTGCGAACACATCTGCCAGTAGATTTCGCGCACTCCCGGCTCGAGCGGATCGTCCAACATCGCTTGCTGGTGTGGCATCCGGCGAAGAAGGAACTTGCCGGGCTCCGCGTTTCCCTCTTCGGGGATTTGCGCCTCGGCCTCGGCCCAGTCCGATACGCTCAAGCGGACCGGCGGGGAGATTAGGGCGGCGCAACGGGCGCGATTTGTGAGGGAAATCATGGTTCGCTCTAATTCGTTGACAGTATGCCAGCTTTGGGTTGCGGGATGTAGCGATGGTAAATTCGCCACAGCTTCATCTGCCTACATCGGCGGCCCTGCATCGCCAAGCGACAATCTTCCGATCCGCAATTGACCGCATTGTGGCGGGAATGGCCGCAATCAAACGGTTTCCCGCAAATGACGCAGAGCTTAATCATTGCACTTCTCCAATCTTGTTTTCTGCCGACTTGCGCGCTTCGTCCACCGCGCGCCGCAAAACGTTCGCCTGATCGTCTGTTAGTCCGGCCTCGCTGCGCACCTTGCCGGGCAATTGTTCCAGGCTGTCGGCGATGGCCTTTATCATCGCGAACACCGTATCGCGCGAGATCCACTCTTCCGCCGCCACCTTCGCCTCAATTTCGTTCTTGCGCTCTTGCTCGATGGCCTTGGCAAGCTCGAGCCTCTGTCGGCCAGTTAATCCCGTTTGCGGGTCTGCGCCGGGGTAACGCTGATTTCGGTGTTTTTCCCAAATCTTGTCCACCAACTCGTCAGATAGCGGTGGCCACTTGTGCGTAACGGCATCCCTGTCCAGCCCCTCGGCATACAGCCAACGCTCCAGCGTTAGCAAATCCATGTTGCGCTTGATGCAATGCTGGCGGACTGTCCTGATTGCGTTGTCGCTCATCGTCGCAGTTGCGCCGCGCGCATGTGTTCCCGGCTCTCCGCGCTCCGCTCGCGCGCATTCACACGAAACTCTTCGCAGAAATCGCGGAGTATCTTTGACACCGCAGCCTTTGTGCATCCCAGCATATCCGACAACTGCCGATAGTTCGCATCGTGCAGCAGCGAACGGTCGTAGGCCGCGCAAAGCACCACGAATCGGCGGAAGGCTGCCCGGCAATCTTTTCGTCCCGACTCCCCGCGCCAGCAAAATCGCAGCACGCGCCGAAATGCCTCGTGCGCACCCTCGCGGATGTCTTCCGGCTCTAGCTCGCCATCGAGCGCCGCGTAGTCGAAGTCAATGTGTTCTTCCATATCATTTCGGGTTTTTGAACCATTCTGTGAGCCGTGCTATCGTTTCCCGCACGGCATCCTCAAGCGTCAATCGCTCGGCGATGATGTCGGCCTTGAGGCGCTCGATAAGGCGGTCAACGGTCATGCGCAAGGCGTCGGCCCTTTCCACTGGCGCGGGCGCCGGACCGGGAGCATCGCCGCCTTCGGTCAACAGATAGGCCGCATGAAGGCCGTCCAGATCCGTTAGTTCGCCGGCCAGGTCGCGCCGGTAAACGTGCATGTAGCGATAGCCCGTTCGTTGCGAAATGCCAGGCAGTGAGTTTTGCCACCAGTGGCAAAAGTTCCCATAACCGACAATCCCGCGCGCTTC